ATTAAAAATAATTCCATATTATTCTCATGACCAATTAAATCTTTTACTTTATTAGGTCTAATTAAGTCGTGGTCTTTAATAAATGTTTCAAAGTCTTTACTTCTATTAACAGTAAAACAATCTAATAACAAACACTCTTCATGGTTTCTTTTATGTTCTTTATACCTGTCTGTAATTCCGCGACGACTCTCTCCAACTTTAATAATATATTGTCCATTGTCATAAGACTTTACTTTAATAATGTAAAAAATACAACCAATCGTAGCATATTCTTTTAACAATACTTTTTCTCTCTCTAAAATTCGGTGTGTTTCTAATTTGGAATCATATTCTTGCTTTACAGTGTCTTCTAATTGGTTCATTTCTGTATTCTTTTGTTCAAGTTGAAGTTTAAGTTCATTACTTTCTTCTATAATAATTTCTTGTAGAATTTCTTCTAATTTAATAAAATATTCGTGTATTTCATCAGCTTTGGAAGTTCCGGCTTTAATACAAAATAATTTAAATGTCTTAATTGTTAACATAAAAGTTTCTTTATTATGACCTCCTTTTACATTACCCGATTGCTTTTGGTGCACCAAAAGCAATTTTTGGTAATCTTGGTTAAGTTTAAATTGTTTTTCTAATAATATTTTAGCATTTACTTTTTGACTAAACCCTAACCACTGCCAAATATTGTCTAAATTAATAACAAAATCATCTTTTGAATTAAAATTTAAATAACAATAAAAACTTGACAAAAATAATTGCTGTTCGTAATTTGTAAAATGTGTTTTAACTTTTTCAATTAATTTTGACTGGTAATTACCATTTAATTTAGTAATTGGATTGTTTTCAATAAGATTTACTATGTCTATGCTCATATTATAGATTATTGCTATATATGTCTTTATATTGTTTATTGCTTTAATAAACAATAAACAATATATTTACCTGCAGGTAAAGCAAAAAATAAGTATTTATGTGGCGAGATGTTTTTATATTGTTATAACATGGTCTTTATATTTTTCCTTAATTTTGTCATTCAATATTTCTAACTGGGAATGTAAATCGTATTCTTCTGGTAGAACCATTTTAATACACATCCTGCCGTCATTTGTTTTTTGGTCATAAACTAAATGCGGTTTCTCTCTAATTGTAACCAATGAAATATATTTTGGTAATCCTATCTTTTGTTTTTCAGGGTAAATATCGCATTCTAAATCAACTACTACTTTGTTAACTTGTAGTAACTTTTCTTGAATAGAGACCTTATTTGATTTAGTTCCAATCCAAATCTTGTCTAGTTTTGGATGTTTTTCAATTTTAAAGTATTCCCTTTGGCATGTATGGTCTTTATCAAGCCATTCTTGATAATAAACAACATATTTCTTCATCATATTATGAGTTATCCCTTCGGGTAAATCCTTTGCGTTATATTTTCTCTCTCTCTTGGTGTCTGGTTTAATTCCTTTTGAATTTTGTTCTTGTTCTTCGCGGGTAGCAATTCGTAAATTTCCCCAACTATTATTCAGCGGATTTTGGTCAATATGATCAACTGATATATTTTTAGTTCCTTTTCCATTCCCATAACAACCCGTAATAATTTGGTGGATATAATAATTATTACTACCCATAATATACCCATTTTGTAATTTAAACCACGTAATTTTTTTACCATTATTTTCGAAATTTATTATTTTTTGATAGCTCTCTGGACACAGCTTACATATGGTATCTTTTTCACAATACATTAATAAATAATCCTTTTTATTCTCTTCTATTCTCCAAATAGGATTTTTCATTATATTTGCGTCTTGACCAACTGTTAAATAATGACCCTTTATGTATTCAATAACATTATATGAGTCTACTATTTTTTTATGTGCTTCATGATATATTTCTACATTACAAATTCTTAAATCAAAATGGTTTCCATTTTTAAAATCATAACATACAGATTCTTGACTATAATTAAATATAAAATCTATATAATTAAACCTTTTATAGTTTGACGAATACGATGGATATATATCATCTTTATTTATAAAGACAAAATTTTTATTGAAATTTATTATTTTATCCCTGTCTTTTAAATCAACAAAATACGTATTATTATTATAATTAATAACACCGCACATTAACTCATCATTTATGGTATAAGAAGGCTTCATACTATCGTAATTATAAATATCATTTTGACTTAATTTTGGTTCAATTTTATTATCCATGTTATAATTATTATAATATAGATTTGTTTAAGTTGTTTTTTATGTATATGTATATAAGTATATTTGGAAATAATAGATAACCCGCTCAATTTGAGTAAGCTAACCCTCCCATACCACTCATAATTCTTAGCACGTTATAATTACTGGCATATACGCGTACTTTGGCAGTTTTAGTGCCCTCAACGGTAGCATTACTGAGCACAAGCTGCAGTGTTGCGTTATCAATTCTGGAGAAGTTACATGTCCCGGAGGGTTGGTGTTCTTCCGGTCTTAAAGCAAACGAATACACGTTAATACCTTCATCGGGGCAACGGGTGTGGCATTGATAAGGTTGAACCCAAGAAAAGTAAGATCCTTCACGTTCAGAGAAACGATCTTGGCCGTTAAGCTGGAGCTTGGCGGTAACCACGGGGTTCTGTCCCCAACAATGTAGATCCACAGAGGTCTCAGTCATCACAAAAGTACCAGCATCAGAGACGCCTGAATTTTGGAGATGATTTGCTGCAGGAACAGTTTCTCCAAGAGCATTACTATATGCTTGGGTTATTCCACCAAGATTTGGTTCAGTGTAAGCACCATTACCGGGACCATGCCAGTAACCAGTAAATCCTGCAGCAGGATTATAGTCTAAAGCACCAGCATCATCAAATAAACCACGTGCATCAATAAATTCACCCTCACCAAGAATCGCACTTGGTCCGCCAAAAGCATGAACAGCATTAGGAAGAGCATCAATGGCATCGGTATAATTGAAAGGCTGAGCACCCAGAACCTTGAACAACAGAGCATCGCAAGTCAAAGACGAGCAATAATCAACGTTCTGGTCTGACTGAACAACCCAGATAAGCTCCTTCACAGGGTGATTGAAGTTAAGCTTGATTTTGTTACTAGATGAACCAACTGATTCATCACCAGTGAATTGTAGTTGAGTAATAAGATACTCGTGAGGATTCTGAGCCATTCTACGTCTCTCGTCAGTATCCAAAAACACATAATCCACATAGAGGGAAGCCGCAACCAAAGACTGGTTGTAGGCAATGGTAGCAGGAACAGGACGACCTGAAGAAGCACTGACATTTGGAGTACTACCGCAGTTTAATGTTGTAACTGCCCACAAACATTCGTCAATGGGACGAATATCTAAATTAATTTTTACTTCGTGATACTGTACGTCACGATTTACCCCACCTTTCGGTGTATTTATTTGTAACATAGGGAGTAGACTATATCTTATGCCTTATCAAGTTGATTAGACTATCATTTAAGACCCAAAACCATTTAGTCGTTGAACCTTTTTCTTGCCCTATCATAACGGGTTTAGAAACTTGGCTGCGGATTATCCGTTTCAAATGTTTTATTAAACATTATCATATGTGGGCTTTTTACCATACCTGAGTTGATTTTTCTCAGCCACTTTAAACTTTCATTTAAAGCTTGGTACCCTAAAAAATTTGTATATTTTGAATTAAAACGAACTACATTGACAATATTGTTATAATAATAATGTAATTCAAGTTTATCTGATTTGGATTTGTTAATATTTGATTCAAGTGGTTGTAGATTAGTCCAATGAAAACAAATTCTTTGTTCATTTTCAATACTAAAATTAAAGCCATTAATAGGAAGTATATGATCAATTTGCCAATAAAGCCCTAAGTTATCCCAATTCATATTTTCATTAAAGCGAAACTCAATCCATTTTTTTAAAGTATCAATATCACATCCAATTATATCTTGGTATGATGTTTGACGACCTTTAATCATTTTATGGACTTTACTTCGTAGTATTTCACTTATTTTAAAATTTAAATTGGTTTTTCTTAGCATTTTAATTTTTTCTTTTCTTATTGGTAAATAATCTTTACATTTTTGTTTATTATGTTCTTTAATTTCTGGACGGGTTCTATATTCTTTTCGTTGATTATTTATGAGTATATAATTGTTTTTACGATATTCTTTATTTTTTATTTGTAACTCATCTTTGTTATCATTGTAATATTTACGAGAATTATTATTTATGTGTTCTTTGTTACATTCTCTATAAATTTTTCTACAATTTTTACAATCATATCTATAACCATCTTTACTTGATTTTAACTTTCCAAAATTAGATATATCACATTCTAATTTACACTTGCAGCATATTTTAGTAGTCTCCATACTACCATTTATTGCGCTGTATTTAGATTGTTTTTAATTCTAATATATTGTTTTTTTATTTTAACATCTTTGGGAACTTCCCGCAATTTGATCTTGTTGCAGCTTAATAAGCTACTAGCATCTGAGGATTATTATGGACCTCTAACAGATTTTCACTAAAACTTTCCAAATAAGTTCTAGACTGGATGCTTTTCTGCCCTACAGTATTCAAGGCAATAAGAGGTAATGCGAGTCCAGGATTGGTGCAAAACCAAAACTGAAGAGGCACGTATAAGGTTGTCTCCGCAAGGGCGTTACGAGGAGCGCA